CCAATCGCACCAGTTCCAAATGTTTTATAGATTACAGCCTCTCCATCACGGAACTTATGGAATGTTCCAAAACCAATCGTATCATTTGCAATGTTGATTGCGTCACTAGTTGATGATGCGTCAAAATCAACAAAATGATCAACTTGTTTTAATCTTGATCTTGCAATCGCATTTCTACCGTTACCACCACTAATTTCAACCACAGGTGGTGCAACATAATCAAAGCCAGGATCTATGATATCAATTCTTTCAAATGATCCTTTTACATTTGCAGTTGCACTTACACCAGCTCCAGCTAGACTCTCAACATCTACTTTTGGTGGATTAATCACGTCATATTGAGATCCACCTTCTAAAACATCAATTGATTCAACGCCACCAAAAAATATAACATCACCTGACTTATAGTTTGATATTTCTGTTCCATTTACTAACATTCCAGTTGTGCCTGGAATTGTTTCACGTTTACCACCATCAAATGTAGGAGTTAATGGAATTCTTTTTAATAGTTTTTGATGATCTAATTTTTTATTTGCTAAATCTGGAACAGATATTTTAAATGTACCAGTTCCAGTTGCATCTACAAAATCACCATTAATTAAATCAGGTAAAGAGTTTGCAAGACGAATATTGTTTGAATCAATACGACTTACATAATAATTTTTGCCATCAATTAACTGTCCTAAGAAACCACTAATAACATTGTATGTAACAACTTCCCCAGAATAAAATCCATGATCTGCAGCACCCTCTGTAACCTGTATTAACTGTATAACGTCGCCGCCAGTGGCGCCAGTCCATGTTATAGAACGATCTGGTGCAACTATGGGTTCATTACCTAAGCTTGGTATTGATGGTGAAGCAATATAAGAGTTACCCTCACTTTCATTATCATAAGCATTTTGAATATCTGTAGTGTACTTGTTAATATTTGTATGAAGTGAACTATTTCCTTTTTTATTTCTTCTTCTAATGAAAGCAATATTGAATTCACCAACGCCAGGTAAATCACCTAATATTAATGTAGAACTATCGATAACACTTAAAACACGACCAACTCCTAATAAAGTATTTTGACCATCTAAAACTTCTATTGCATCTTCCTCCAAGAATCCATGAGCAGAAAGAGTTACGATACTAAAACTACTACTTGATTGTCTTACAACGGTTTTTGGAGTAAATTTAACACTTGTATTGTAAACCCAAGATCCAAAGTTTGAATCTTCAGAACTTTTGTTAATGCCAAAAGTTCCAACTTTAATTGTATCACCTTTATTAAAGTAATATGCCTTTTCTGGTATTGGAAAATCTTTTAAAACACCAGTAATCAAAACCTCTATTTTCTTTGAAATATTTGCAAAAGAATATCCATATGCAACATTATTATAACGAACATCATCACCAATATTTAAAGCATCAACTGCTGTTGGTAAACCTACAAATTGATTTGCAGTTTTACTTGTATAGGTTACTATTCCAGCTGTAGTCGCTGATGGTAAAGATAAAGAACCACTTGTAGGGAATCCAACAGTCGTATCAACTGTGATTACAGTTGCACCAATTGAAACTGGATCAGTTACACGAGTCCTGCCTGGAACTATAAAGTTACCATCAATAGAATCTTGTGTGATACTAATTTGATAATAATGTTCACCGTCATATAAAAAGTCTTTTACATCTGATATCGCACCAGAAGCACCTCGAATATTCTTATCATCCTCATCCTTATCTTGAAAGAGTGTTGATCCTTTTAAATTACGAGGATCGCCTGTGATTGACTTAACTACAAAATCTTGTGCGAAACCATAATCAGCATCAGATGGTTTAATTAAAAAATCTGATGGTTTTATAATATCAACTTCTTGACCATATAACGCTCTGAATAAAATTTTATATGACTCCTCTGTTCCCTTTGTTCTATAAAAATCTTTAACTTGTCGAATAAATTTAACTTGATCAATATCACCACTTAATTTACGATTCTCAAAACCACTTGCATATGTTGTTTTTAATTTTCCAAAAAACTCACGAATAAAAAGATTAGATAAGTTATGAACTTTACTACCACCAGTATGAGATACACCTACACTTGTATTAAATGATAGTAGATCAGGTCTTGTAGGTTGATCCATTGCATCAACACCACTGAATCCACGAATACATCCAGTAAATGATGTGGTTCCAATTCCTGTATATGTAATTATCTCATCATCTATTTTTAACAAACCATACTTATCAGGATAACCATGTGTTGAATCTACAAAAATTGTAGAGGAATATGATTCTGTGTCTGTAGATAATCCAGTATATTCTGTAAGTGCAGCACCAACATATGTTTGCAATTTAGTATATCTGTCAAGATTCTCAGCGATATTGATTGATCCACCTTGATACTCTTGAGAGATATAGTATTGTTTCATAAAATCCACAAAAAGTGGACTTTCAGCCTGCACAAACTCAGGTAACTGATTTTCAATTACCTGATTTATCTCGACTCTTTGTATTGAGGTATCAATCATTAATATCCGCCACCATAACTAGATCCGCCACCACCAGATGAGGTGGGTGTAGAAGAACTTGGAGTTGATGTAGACGTGCCAGAGGAAGCAACTGTACCACTAGTTGTTGTTGTAGTTCCAGTTGAGGAAGCTGTTGATGTTAGAAGTGTAGAACCAGTTGTAACTGGAGAATTTGATTTTCTTGTAAAAGTTGGAGTATAGTAACTGTGAGTGTGGACAAATCTTGATCCAGAGGTGTTTTCACCTGATGAAATTAAATCTGGAACCATATTAATCGTTGTATTCGTCATATCGAACTTAACATATAAATCTCGAAGTCCAACAATATCATTTGAGTGTGGAATTGCTTGAATTTCAATTACACCGTTCTCAATAACTGTTGAAGTTATATTACAAGTATCTATAAGAACTTCACCATGCATATAATCAACTGTTCCAGCATTTTTCTTTACAATATTGGGAGTTCCACCTTCAGTATATGTAAAGAAGAATATTCTACCCTTTTCACGATTAATTACTTCATCTGCGAGGTAAACAGTTCCAACTACACCTTCAATCGTAAATCCTGTAGACACCACATTATAAGAAGACTCTTGAGTATGAAACATATTACCAAAACAGACCTCATATTGAGCAAATTGACCTAAAACTGATTTTAAATTACGTCGAATCGTTACAAGAGTGATATTTGATGTAATTGATGAGTCAACACTATCAATTAATGACACTGCTTTACTATATTTGAATCTACCACCAAATTTATTCACATCAATCGAACGTGAGTACTGTGTAAGAGCATTTGAGATGCCAGTTTTTAAATTTTCTGGATCGTCATTCAAACTTGGGTTATAATATGGATTTGTATTTAACTCAACATACAAATATTTTAGATCAATGAACTCTGGCACGATACCAGCAACTGCATAACTCTTTAATTTTTGAATTAACTCTCTTTTTGTCTCATCAGATAAAAAATCGCCATTTCGTGGTTTAACTGAGATAAAAACTTTTCCAAATCGAGGTGGATTCATCTCCTCACCACCATAAGCAGTCACAGACTCAACATTAGGATAAATATAACCCAAAACTGACTCATAATCAGAAGAAGTAACTGCACGATACTGAGAAGAGTAAATTCTTGGTGCAAAATACTTAATTGATGATATAGACTCGATCTCATCACCATCTCTTGACTTTTCATCAGTTGAAACTAAACCAATTAAAGAGGGATTTATTGCTCCACCATCTTGATTTGTAATATTTCCAACAAAACTGAATTCTGAAGCGCCATTTCCATCTTTTCCATCAGTTGTGATATAAGAGACTGTAATAACGTTATCATTTGATAATTTTTTACCAATAACATTATCACCAAAAATTAATTCATACCTCTCGTCTTCAATTTCTTGTAATAAGTAAGAATTTGATGTTGATGTTACTCCAACAATGTTATCAATTTGTTTATATGTAACTGAAGAAGTAGATGTTGAAGATGGCTTTACTTTTACCTTAATTGTAGAGGTATCAATAAAAGAATTATCAAGAATATATCTTTGATTGAATAGAGAAGTGTCAACAGTAAACTCCTGTGATATAAAATTACCTTCATATATCTCTACATTGTTAAATTGACCAAATCCATTCACAACAGGGACTGTAATATCCTCTGGAATGCAAAATATGTAGTTTGTATTCGCTCCAGAACCATTACAAGTAATACCAGCATTTAATGTGAGTGTTGAAGTCTCTGTAAGACCACTTACAACAAAAGATATTCTTGCTCTTGCTGATCTACGAGATCTTGGAACATATCCAATGTTTCTAGCAAGCGAAACTACATTTTCTCGAAGTGTAGCGGAATCGAGAAAACACTCATTCGCTGCCATATTTGTATTATATGCAGTTGTGTAAGTATTATATGCTAACGCATCAATAATTATTGAAAGGTTAGACCCTTCAAAGTCATAATCAGTAAAATTAGTGTTTGCCCTCAGATAATCTCTGATGGAAGCCTTAATTTGATCAAAA